AACAGGGAGAAGATGCAGAGTGTGCCGCATGGATTTACACCAAGGAAGATATTCATATGAAGGATGAAAATGGTGAGGTTGATTATGATATTGAGGTAAATGACCCTGCACTGATTGCACGTATCTTTGATGATGTTGGAAACATTGATTACATCTATCAGGTGATTCAAGAGAGTGTAGATGAAGTCGTAGAAGAGCAACTGATGCAGTATCAACAGGAGTTAGTTTGATGAATAATTCACATCTCGAAAAAATCAAAGATCAATATGCAGAGATGGTAATTGATGGAATGGATTATAAAACAATGGAAAGATTAGTATATGATATGATACGTGGGGACATGGATAGTTCAACAGAAGAAGAGATTAAAGAAGAGATTATCAATTTTTACGATGTAGAGAAATGGGAGGAGATGACAACCAGTTGCTAAGGTGTCCACCATTCTCCCCAAAGTCCCTGATTCTGTGTCATACTATCAGTATGAAAACAAACAACCCTTACATCGAAAATCTAGTCTCCATGGGATATGATCGTCAAGATTGCGAGATGGTCGCAGCAGCGGGTCTTGATAAGACGTTCCCTTGTGTGATTCATGGTCGCACGTTCGACAGTCAAGAGCAGTACGATGAGGAGTTAGCAGAGTATCTCAACGGACTCTAAAAAAACCAATTCTCAAAGCGGCACAATCCCGCTTGCAATCCACCCTCAAACCTGCAATAATACAGACATGAACAAAACAACCACTGATCTTCGCTCTATCTCCGAATTCTTTACTGATGCAGAATGGGAAGCAATTAGCAGCGCAATGAGTGATTTTTCTGATTATGGCGATACTGAATCTGAGATCGCCAATGATATTCAGAGCAAAATCTTTCACCTATTTGCTGCAACAAAATAAGATATGAACATCAAAGAACAACTCAATTCCCTCACTATTCGCAAAACAATGAACACAGTCGAAATCAACAAATCTATCATGGAGTTGAACTTTAGAAAGGAGAAGTTACAGAATGAAGTAGATATTATTCAAGAACAGATTTACTTCCTTGCTAATCTTCGCGAGTCACAAAGAACAACTGAGGATGGTGAGGAAAAAATCAAATTGGAAGGAAAAGCATTATTTGATCAAATGTTTGGAGGTACTGATTAAATGAGAATTGTTCTTATCTCTGTGTTTATTCTTCTTGGAGCTAATCTGATGATTGAAATGTTAGATAGTAATATGATTGAAATATTAGAAGAGAGAAAAGAATCAATCGAAAGTATAATCTAATACGAGTAGCGCGAGCGCCACTAAAAAAACCACTCTACAAACTGGCACACAACCACCCCACAGACTCTCAAAATCGTGTATATTAAGAGAGTCAAGGGAAGACAACCCCACCCAACCAAACCTTTCACAACTCACAACTCATGCGTAAGATCGAATCCCAAATGTGTGCTGCTATTCACAACAATCAGAACTGGTCCAATGCAAACACAACTGTTCACTTTAATGAGGAAGAAAACGTCTCTATTGTACGTCTCCACGGCAATAAGATTGCAGAAGTGACAGATGATACAATGACAATCTTTGATGGTGGTTATCAGTCTAATACAACTAAATCAAGACTTAATGCACTTTGCTCTGAGTTTTGTGTTGATGGAGAAAAAGTTTTCCAAAAAGACTTTCAGTGGTATGTAAGACTTTTCGTTGGTGCAATCAATGGCAAACATGTATTCAAAAACGAAACATTCTCTAATGGTTATATCTTCGCATGATTAAAAGTAAAGGGGAATGGGCTTCAATCTATTCCCGCTTTTATTCCATTCTTTTCTTATTACTTCTCTTTTAATTTCATGTATCGCATTGCATCTTCCATCACAACTCATCGCACTCTATGGGTTGCAGAGGGGGAAACAATTGGTCTTCCTGCTTATGTTCATGCCGGTGCTAATTCAAAATATAAAGGTCATGTAGGAAGCAAGAATCGTTATTGGAATAATACTGAAGCAAAGAATATTTCTTTCTTTGCCTAACACTTAGTTCATAATCTGGGCTGCACATTATTAAGCATAAGACCCAGAACAAACACACACTAACTAACACTTTTTCATGTCTAAAGTTCAACTCTTTGATGCACTTGATTCAGCAGAGAATGGTAATGATATTCTACTCATCCTTGAAGCAATTGAAGCACTCTATTGATTAGATAAGACACACAACTGAATAACACATAGAGAGGGTAATTCCTCTCTTTTTGTATCAACTGCTACACTAATTGATTGAAAAACGTTTTTAAATGGTATTATAAATATGTTTTGCTATTTTATAGTGTTATTCACATGTCTGTGGAAAAGGTATCATTTATCTGTGGAGAAAGGTGTATTTCTGTGGATAAGTATGTTCTTATGTGTTAATTAGTGATGATTTAAATGTCTCATAGTCTTGTGATCTTAGCGAGCAGTCTATCACCAACTCGCAGAAATGTCAAGACCGCCGCCATAAGTCTTGACAGGGATTCAGAACACAAAATATAAGAGATTTTTATAAATAACCCATGGAAGATTGACAATATCTCTCAGGCATACTATACTTGTTAAGTCATCACCACCGGACACCAATCATGTCAGTCGCTATCAGTCAGGTACAGAAGCAACGTTACAGAATCACCCTAGATTTAGAGGTGATGGAAGACTTTGACCCGCATCAGATTAACTGGGAAGATCTCTTTGAACTGGAGGGAAATGAGCAGGTGATTGATAGCTACGTAGAGGACCTGAGTAATCCTGTCCGGTGGTAGATTAGCAGTCCTATTTGATACTTTATAACACGGGGGTTGACATCAGTCTCCCTTCGTGATATGATGGAGGAGAGTATCAGTGAAATGGCAGTGTTTATGGGGGGCGTTGTTATGGGCGCGGGCGGCGTGATAAAAACGCTTAACTACCCTAACCTACAGAGGTGACAATTCGCGATCGATATATAAAGATAAAAAAAAAATTCCCGCAGAAAAAAATCTATGGAAAAGGTTTATCACATATATGCAAAAGAAGAATGTTTATATCATAGTTTAAGTAAGGAACAATTTAAGGATATATGGGAGACCCTCAATTGTATGGTTGGTTTAATGAAAACCGATTATGTAATTGAGGATTTATCGTATGAGGAGGTGAGGAAAACCGGATATAATTTATCAGACGCATCATATTGACAAAGACTACATACTACGATAGAATTGAACTGAAAGTAAATTTCCATTATGGCAAAAGGATTCACTGTAAAGGCAAATGCGCCGAAAGTAAAGAAGAAAGAGGACTGGGACATCGATGCAATCAAGCAAAGGATGCACGGCAAGAAGATTGTATTTTGCCTCCCTGGTAGGGGATGTTCATTTGTTTTTCTGAAGAACTTTGTACAACTGTGCTTTGATATGGTACAGAATGGTATGAGTATTCAGATCAGTCAAGATTATAGCTCAATGGTAAACTTTGCACGATGCAAGGTACTTGGAGCAAATGTATTAAGGGGACCAAATCAGAAACCATGGGATGGCAAATTAGAGTATGACTATCAGTTATGGATTGATAGTGATATTGTATTTGACACAAATAAGTTTTGGCAGTTATGTGATTTAGCATTAAACGAAGAAGGAGAGGAGAAGCAAATTGTTGCAGGGTGGTATGCAACAGAGGATGGTCACACAACATCTGTCGCGCACTGGTTAGAAGAGGATGATTTCCGCAAGAATGGTGGAGTGATGAATCACGAGACTGTAGATTCCATTCAGAAACGTAGGAGTCCATTTACATGTGACTACACAGGATTTGGGTGGGTAATGATTCAGAATGGAGTCTTTGAGAATTTAGAGTATCCATGGTTTGCACCAAAGATGCAAGTTTTTGAGAGTGGAGCAGTCCAAGACATGTGTGGTGAGGATGTCTCATTCTGTTTAGATGCAATTGCAAAGGACTATGAGATTTGGTGTGATCCAAGGATTCGTGTTGGGCACGAAAAAACTCGCGTTATTTAATAGGAGATTATTATGGCAGCAATGAACGACGGGAATTACATTCCATCAAAGCCGAAGAAAACTCGGCAAGGTAACTCGGTCAATACATTAGTATCGGCAACCTCTCGCAATGGTAAAAAAAAGAAGTATAGAGGTCAAGGTCGTTAATAGATAGTAGCAGTTGATATATGTTTTTATGGCATGTTTGATTGCAAATTTACCATCATATGAGGTATGGGTTCGTAAGGAATATCTAACGGATCATCAGAGTGGACATGGAGAGTATGTAAAAGGCGTCTGGGTATCGGTTAAGTCGATACCTGGGCGTGCTTTTTATTTTGAGACGTATTTACCAGAGTATGCAGCAATGTATGATAAGTTGCCTATAAGCGCGTTTGTAGCGTCTCCAGAGGCACCTAAACCTGATATGCCACTACATAACCTACAGTTCTGGAATTGCATGGATTATGGCGTTACAGTAGTGCAGAAGCAATTTATTGGAAGTATGCACTATGAATGCTATACAAGAGATTATGGGCCACAGACTGGGACTTATATTTGTACAATTGATAACTATCATCAAGATCCTGATGCAGTTGATTGTGCAACAAGTGAGAATCCATCAGAACACAAGTCACACAATCTTATTGAACTAGATAATGGGCAGTTTGCATTGTATCCTAACAATAGAACAAGGATTTATGATAATTCTTTAACACCTGAGGAACCAAAGATTCCAGATTTTAAGGTTTCGACTGTATATTATCAAGTTGAGAATGGTCATGATCGTGATGGACTTGGTAATGATGAGAATTATTTTTGGAAAACTGCCAAAGAACGTAAAAATACAGAAAATTTACCCCAAATCCCGGATTTTTAAGAAAATGACCGATTTTTTAGACAATTTAGCCAATGATCAGCATCAAAAGATGCTTCGTGAGATTGCAAATGACGATAAAACTCCCAAAAAACGTGATTCTTTGAAAGAAAGTGAATTATTTGACATTGATGAAGTGATCTCTCATACTGAACCAACAACTCTTAATGAATTTTGATCTTAATCATTGATAAATAATACATAATTGCCATACTAAGGTGCCTTTAGAGAGGATAAGTCAAGGTTTTAAAGATGTAAGTATGTCATTTAAGATTAACCCCTTAACAAATGACATAATTGCACTAAAAAACGAAAATGCAATTGCTCGTTCTATACGAAATATTGTATTTACTCTTCCTGGAGAAAAGTTCTTTGATGAAAGATTTGGATCAAAGATATCCAATTCATTATTTGAAAATATTGATGATCTTTCTGCTGATTCAATTAGGAGTGAAATTCAATTTTCTATCCAAAATAATGAGCCAAGGGTTTCTTTACAAAAAATAAAAGTAAATCCTGATTTTGATAATAATTCATTTGATGTAGTAATTACATATAATATTATAGGGGTGGATGTATCCCCACAACAATTAGAATTCGTTTTGCAACCAACTAGGTAAGATGTCACTAGTAAATTTTTCCAATCTG